ATGAGTAGAATAGAAAGAAGAAAAAAAGATAGAGAAAGCAAACTCGCCAAAGTTAAAACTGCTCTCTCTATCTTACCCATTTTAATAAATTTAATTGATAAACTAATTAAATTATTAAAAGATTTATAGTTTTGTAAGCTAGGAAGAATTTAATCTTCTTCCTAGTGACTTCTTTCTAAATATTATAACACATTTTCTATAAAATATGAGTGATAAAGTTTATAAATTCTGTCTTATTATAGTTGCTATAACTATAGTAATAGACATAATACTTTTATTTTTACATTTTAATATCAACAATATAATAGGATTAATAGTAAGCATTTTATTGTTAATATTTGTTACATTACAATATAAAAAAGGAGGAAAATAGTTTGGAGCAAAAAGAATCTAAAATAGTTTACAGTAAAGGTGGTTCAGGTACTTATTCGGCTAAAATTTCTTTACCTTTAAGCCAACTTGAAAAAATGGGATTTACAAGGGAAAAACGTAAGGCTGTAGTTATTTTTAAGGAAGATGAGATTATAATAAAAAAATCTGATGAGGAATAACTCTAAAATAAGTGGGTGTATAATGTAAACATCCACTTATTTTTATTATATTTTGTATTTTATATTAATATATTTTATAACTTTATTGAAAAATATGGAATATTTATTGACTTTCACGTCACGTGATGATATAATATAAATATAGAAAGGAGGTAAGAAAGTGGGGAGATTAGAAAGAAGAAAAAATAAAAGAGAAAACAAATTTAATAAAATTAAAAATGCTTTCTCTTTCACATTAGTTTTAATTAATCTAGTACTCGCAATACTAAGATTGATTAAAGAATTATAAGTTTCAATCCTAGGAGGAAAATATCTTCCTTCTAGGTAGCTTCTTTCTAATATTATAACACATTTTCTAATTTAATATGAATAATAAATTTTATAGAATTTGTATGATTATTCTTGGTATCACTATAGTTTTAAATATTATTAATATAATAATAAGTTTTACTTTTAAAGCTCTTATTGCTTTGGTATTTACTTTATTATTGCTGGCATTTATTAATAGTAGAAAGGAATGATATTATTGGAGCAAAGAAAACTTAGAATTGGATTTAATAAAAGTGGCAAAGGCTCTTTTACACCCAGATTGATACTTCCAATGTCATGGATTAAAGAGATGAATATCTCTCCTGATGAAAGGGATGTTCTTGTTACTTTTGAGGATGGAAAAATAATTATTGAAAAAACTGAAAATGAATAAAAAAAGGTGGTAGTGATTGTTTATAGTTGCTACCTTCTACTCTATTTATTAAATTTATCAATATCTTTTTCATGATATGCTTTTTAGTAATAAGATATATCTTATTAAAGATTTTCTCCATCTTAATATACAAACAAAAATAATAACTAAAATTAATCAATATATTGTAGTATATGTTGTCAATTCTCATTTTTTGAATTTTATAAATTTATCGAAAAATGTAAATAAAAACATTGCATTATACGCCCCGTAACATTATAATATATTTATAGACAAGGAGGTGAGAAAACAAAAGCTAAGAAAGGAGGACAAAGAAAGTGGGGAGATTAGAAAGAAGAAAAAATAAAAAAGAGAACAAATTTAATATAATTAAAAAAGTTCTCTCTTTTATATTATTAATACTAAATATAGCTCTTACAGTTTTAAGGCTAATTAAAGAACTATAAGAGTTAAGCCTAGAAGGAAATGCAGTTCCTTCTAGGTGACTTCTTTCTAATATTATAACATACTTTCTAAAATGCCATGAATAGAAATTTTTACAAAATATGTGTTGCTGTTGTTTTAATAACTATAGTGTTTGATGTAATACTCTTAATAAAAAGTTTTGATATATGGAATATTATTGGATTATTAATAAGTATCTCACTATTAGTTTTCTTTACAAAAGAATTAAAAAGGGATGGTAATTAAATGGAACAAAGAGAATTAAATATAAGTTTTCATAAAAGTGGAAATGGCTATACTACTACTAGATTATCTTTACCTATTAATTGGGTTAAAGAACTAGGTATCTCTCAAGATGAAAGAAAAGTTATAGTTACACTTGAAGATGGAAAAATAATTATTGAAAAAGCTGAAAATGAATAAAAAAAGAGGTAGTAACTATTTCCAGTTACTACCTCCTAATCGATTTACTTGTTTATAAAATCTAGTGCCTTATAAAGAGTGTCAAATCTATCATTACCTTTTATCATGGTATAATTTTCTTTAGTCATGGAACCTATCTTCTCACATGCTCCACCACCAACAACATATAAATTTTCTGTCTGACCTGGTATGTAATCTTTTATATCACATATTAGTATTTTACCATCATTATATCCCCAGCCAACTACAGTTGCAGGTATTTTGTCAACTGCTCCATCATAAACGATTGTATGTTTGTACATGATTTTTCCCTCACCATTCTCTTTATTATCTATTGTCTTATTTAAAATACCTTCTGCTATTAATTTAGCAACTATGTCTTTATGTCTAATATAATAATCTGTATCTGCTTTACTATCTACGAAGCACACTTCTATTAATATTGCAGGAGCTTTTGTATGACTAAGCCAGTAAAGACCTCTTACATCCGATTTTGCACCCCTATTTTTAAATATTGTTGATAGTTTTTTGTTAACTCTTTCAGCATATACCTTACCATTGTTAGTTTTGTATATTGTCTCTGTACCCATAGGATTTAGAGTTGTTTTATTTGCGTTGAAATGGATTTGTACTGCTAAGTCTACATTTTGCCTATTGGCAATTTCACATTGTTCTGCTAAATAGTTATTAGATTTATCTACTTTTCCAGTATACACAATAGCTCCACCTTGTTTCAACCATTTAACAATTAAATCAGTTAAAATTCTATTTTCTTTTACTTCATCTATATAACCAACTGCCCCTGTTCCTTTTCCTGTTAGTGTATGTCCTGGTACTATTACTACTTTCATCATTTATCACCTTCTTTCTGTAGCATCACCTTTATATCTGTTACATCTTCCTTTATTTCCTCCACATCAGTTTTCATTGCTCCCATTTCAACAAGTATATTTTTATTGATTTCTTGTTGTTGTGTTGATAGTTCAATAAAGTTTTCTACTGTCTTTTTATACATGTCTCTATCTTCTTTTTTCTCTTGCATAGTATTTTTGAATAATAAAGCACATAAGATTCCTATTGCTCCTAAACTACTTAATTCTGTTAATAATTGTTCCATGATGACCTCCTACTAAAATTGATATAAAAAAAGAACCTTTTATACTTTATATAATAGGTTCTATTGGTGTATCTTCTTTGTTTAATAAATTTGTTAACTCTGTATACTCACTTTCTTTTATTCTGTTCATAGCGTAAAATACATCTAACTTAGTCTGCAACTCTTCTTTAGTTTCATAATTTTTTTGTTCAATCATTCTTTTTAAAATATTATACATGTTGTTCCCTCCGTTTTTTATAGTTTTATAGCACGTTATTTGTGTTAAGTTCTAATATAGCAATTCTATAAGCATTATCTATTAATAGATTGTCTTGCTCCTTTTGATTTTCTTCTAAAATTGTACCTCTATCAAGTGATTGTTCTGGTTTGACTGGATTGATTTGTAATTCTAACCACTCATTATAAGACTGTTCACCTGTTTTAATAATTTCTCCTTTGCTTATTAAAGGTGTCCACAATTGTCCATTATCTGCAATAAAAAAATTATCAATTCCTATATTATCAATTTCTTCTTTTGAAAAATTATGTTCTCTTATTATTCTAAACTTTATTTTATTCATTTTTAAACCTCCAAATTTACAATAACACTAATCAAAATTCCCTTGTCTGTAATATCATGACCTGGAGTTAACATCAGTATAGTATTATTTACACAAGCTATACCTACAGTATCAACTTGTTCACAAGAAGAATTCATAACTGGACAAGAATAGTTTTGTCTTGATATTCCTAAAGGTAATTTAATTATTGCTTCTTCTAAAACAGTAGAAGATGTACTCTTTGTAACAATCATGTTTACAAATAAGTATTTTCCTACCTTTGTAATAGTAGCTGATTGCCATACTTTATCCCATCCATTTATGAATTTAAAGTCAACATTACTTTCAGTTAATGTTGTAATGTCTTTTAAATTTTCTCTAATAACTTCTATATGGCTACCTAAATTTCGTGTACTTTCAAAACTAACATTTGGTATCGTAATACCTGAGCTACAAATAAATCCCGTTTGATTATCATATTGCTCTAAATTTAGTAGACCAAGTTCAACTTCTCTTGGTATTTCTAATTCATAAATTATTTTTAAAGGATTTTTCTTTAATTTTTCTTTAAAATTAGCAATGCTAAAAGGAGATATTGAGGTATCTACTATATCTATTACACCTATTCCATTTTCTGTTGATATAGACAATGCTGATTCGGTCTGAACATTAAATATATAGTCTACATGAGATTGCTTGTATAAGTTAGTTATAAACTTAGACATATCTAATCTTAATACAGATATATCTAAATTTAATCTAAACTCATACATTCCATGCACTTCTATCCAGTTTTCATTACCATTAAAAACTATTTCTTCACATCTTTTTATTAGTTTATAGGAACCATTTTTGTAAACTATTTCATCTCTTATTCCATTTGGTAAACCTCTTAATGTATGTGGAATTGTCTTTTTATCATATTTATTTCCTTTAGTTATAATTGTTTTATTCCCATTATCATGTAAATATTTTATTATAGTAACTCTTAGATACTTTGCATTTTTAGGACTTCTAGCAACATAAAAAATATCTTTATCTCCTATTATTCTTTCATTTAATGGTGCTGGTATGAAACTTTTATTTATATCATACCAACAAATATTTCTACTACAATTATAAAAAGTATACTCTGTATCTGGTTCTATTTCTATATAGTCTAGGGTATATTTATGATTACTAACTTCAGAAATAAGTTCCTCTCCATTAAGATATTGTAAAATATAATTATCTTTAAAATCGGCATTCTTATTAAAGATATTAATTCCACTATATTGATAACTTAAAAATTCTATTTTATCTCTTTGCCCAACACTTAATAGTTCATTAGAGTAATCTATATTAATATCTGTATAATCTCCTTCTAATATGGTAATTTTCAAACTTACTTCATAACCAGATGTAAGTGTATCGTTATCTAAAACACTCCTTAAAACAACATTACAATCACTTAAGTCTGATATTGTTGTAAATGTATATTTAAATTTACCAATTACTCCTCCTGGTATAGCTATATTTGTCAGATTAGGAATAAATACTGAATTTTCTTCGCCTAAACTATGAATATATATTCCACTTGTACTCGGTAAAGTGTTTTTATCAACATCAACTATGATTGTATATATGGTATCTGGTTTATATGAAGTGTAATTGATTGTAAAAAAATTAGAATATCTTATATCATTTTCTGTTAGTATATTTATTTTTCCATCTACAAAAGTTGCTTTCCATAAAGAAAAATCTGAACTAGTTTTTCCCCATAAATCAATTAATGTCTTTCCTTCTATATTAAAATTAGTTAAATAGCCCTTTTTGCTATTTTCTATTATATATTCTCCTGTATCAGTACTACATTTTATATTGTCAATTTCTTTGAGATTTTCTATATCATTAATTTTATTTTCTAGAACTTCTAATAATGCTTTTATCTTTACAGAAGAATAAGTAGTTGTTTCAGTACTTCTATTATCATCAATAGTTGCTGAAATCATGTTAATAGCTGAGTTTCCATTTACAACTATACATTCCAATTCATTGTTTAATTCATTAAAAACTTTTATACTATTATCATCTAAAATTTGGTATGAGCAAAATACATTGTTGTTAGTAGATTTATCTATTAAACTTACAAGCACTTTTCTAGTTACAAGGTTATGCTCAACTATAGTTGTATATACACCTTCTTCTATTGTCCAATCATCTGTCGATATATCTTTAGATATAGCTACATTAGTGCCACCTTGAATTAGTTTATCTAAATCTTCCTTACTCGCTTTCTTACTAAGTTCTAAGTTAATATTATCCTGCTCATTATTTAATTTATTAATATTTTTTACTACATCTTCATTTAACAATTAATCACCTTCTTTTGATAAAAATTATCTTGCTGTATAAACATCATATGTTATTTCATTTTCACTTGGGTAGTATGTTCCATGTAGCTCTCTAACTCCACGAAGAGCTACACCACTTGTTATACTGACTGTTGTTTGTGTTATTGTAGTGTTATAAATTTGAATATTAGTACTACTTGAATATAATGTTATTGTATTAGCTCCAGAACCTTTGTCTCGGAATTGAGTTGGAATTATTATTTTATTTCCAGTATATAAAGTTCTATCTAAAGTTGTGCCATTTCCATTACTGTTTGTACTAATTTCAGTAGTCTTTGTAAAATAGGATGCATTATTAAGAGAATTTACAAGTGTACTTCTATATGATTGTATCTTTGAATCAATCTTACTACATGCCATTGTAGATTTTATTATTGCACTTATAGCAACAGGTTTTCCTGCGATGGCAGACATGGCTGTCGAGCTTCCTGCGATGGCAGACATGGCTGTCGAGCTTCCTGCGATGGCAGACATGGCTGTCGAGCTTCCTGCGATGGCAGACATGGCTGTCGAGCTTCCTGCGATGGCAGACATGGCTGTCGAGCTGGAGATTACTATGTTTAAGAACCCTGAATTATTTATTATTGTATTCACGCCAATTTGTGAGCTTGCTACAGCATTCATTGCTGTGCTTGAGCTTGCTACAGCATTCATTGCTGTGCTTGAGCTTGCTACAGCATTCATTGCTGTGCTTGAGCTTGCTACAGCATTCATTGCTGTGCTTGAGCTTGCTACAGCATTCATTGCTGTGCTTGAGCTTGCTACAGCATTCATTGCTGTGCTTGAGCTTGCTACAGCATTCATTGCTGTGCTTGAGCTTGCTACAGCATTCATTGCTGTGCTTGAGCTTGCTACAGCATTCATTGCTGTGCTTGAGCTTGCTACAGCATTCATTGCTGTGCTTGAGCTTGCTACAGCATTCATTGCTGTGCTTGAGCTTGCTACAGCATTCATTGCTGTGCTTGAGCTTGCTACAGCATTCATGTATTTATCACTTCTAGCTAACGCATCCGAAGTGTAGATAGTTGCATTATCTAAACCTGCCAGCTTCGCTACTATTTTTGATATTGCTAAGTCAACTTCTTTTACAGAATTGAAAGCTTCTTGATTATTTGCTATAGCTGTTATAATACTTAGATTATTTTCTATACTTTTACAAATATTAAGTACTGTTACTGTATCTTCTCCAATTACTACTAAAGCTTCCTTCAAACTTTTATATTCAATGTTTATATCTTTTATCAGATAGAAAAGTTCTCCCTCAACTATAAGATTTGTTGAATTATAAGCAGTATTTGAATTTGAAATTAAATTTGTTTTATTTGACTCAATATTATACAAAGCATTATATGTTTTTAAAATATTTGCTAATATATTTTTTACTACATTCTGATTTGCTAATACTAAATTTAGACTTTCTTGATTAGCTAGTAATAATTGTATCGCTTCTAAATTTTTAAATATATATGATACAGATTCATGATTTGTTGATATATGAGTCATTGCTTCAGTACTATTTATTATAGCTTCTCTAATTACATTATTTTCTAAAATCGCTTTTATAACAGCTGGTTCTGCTGTAACTTTTAAAATGTATTGTCCTAGCAAATCCATTGCGTTTGAACTTGCTACAACTGCGTCCATACTTGTTTTACACATAGTTAAAGCTACTATTGCATTACTATTATTAAGTATTGCATTAGTAGCTTCCACATTTGCTAATATTTCTTCTATAGTTGTAAGATTTTCTAAATCAGTATTATCTAAGCTAAAAGTAGAATTAAACCATGTTCCTATAGTTGACTTTTCTTGTTCCCTTGTAACATATCGATCATACCCTGATTTAAATTTTTCCTCTAATGAATTATAATGCTCTACAGTCATTCCTTTTACTACATTATCAGCATTTCCCAAACTAAATATATCTGTTCTGTAAAAGGCATTTAATTGTTCTCCCAGCTTAGTACCTTTATCAAACAGATTATCAATGTCTGTTTCTGAAAAAGCTGTATACACAACTTCTCTAATTCCTCTATCAGAAAATAAATATAAACTATTTAAGTACATCTCTTCCCAAATCCTATGATTACCCTCATATAAAAGATAACTTTCAGAACCATTTAACTTCAAATCTTGTAAATAATTTAAAAAGTTTAAAGGTTCTCCTTGAATATCACTATTTATTTTATAAACTTCTGCCCAACTCACTAAATCACCCCTTCATTTGTAACAGATTCTTCTATCATTCCGTTTTTAAAGTTAGTTATTGTTGTATTTATTAATATATCATTTATATACTTTTCTTTTGATATAGAACCATTTGTATTAAACTTTGTAATATACTTGATATTATTATCTAATATTTCTATTATAGAACCATTTGTATTAAATTTTGTTTCTTTATTTTTATAAGTATCTAATTGAGAAAGTTTTTCTTTTTCTTCAGTTGTATAATCTTCTGTAGAGAGTTCTTTGCCTTCAACTTTCTCAACATATATATCATGAGTATGTTCTAAATTAGCTTTTTTATCTAATCCATCTTTTAATAATCTTTTTGTCTCTATACTAGAATAAGCACTTTCAAGAGACTCTATATCATCATTAATAGTAAATTTTATAAGTTCAATAGCAGAACCACCATTAACTACTGTAACTTCAATATCTATAGCAACTTCATTAAATAGTACTATATTATTATCATCTATAATTTTGTAAGGTGTAATTAAACTTTTCCTATTAAGTTTATCTATTGAAGAGACTAATATTTTTTGAGTAACAAGGTTATGTTCTACTGAAAGTTCAAATCCTCCATCAACTTCAATCCATTCAGATGTATCATATGATTTATTAAATGCTACATTTATTCCACCAGCAATAAGTTGCTCTATTTTTAAATCTAGTTTATTAAAATCATAAGTTAATCTCTCTTTTAAAGTGTCTTTTATCTGACCATCTGTTGTTTCTTTTGATTGTAATATTTCTCCTGCTGTATCTAAATTTTCTAATTCATTGAACCTTTTTTCAAACTCAGTTATTTTATTGCTAACAGTTGTTGTCATATCTGTCTTAGCAGTATTTACTTCAACTATTTTGTTATCAACCTCATCTACTTTATCATCTACTTTTTTCTGCATATTAATTATAGATGTCTGCCTAGTTGATTCATTTAGTTCTCTAGTTCCCTCATTACTTTTTCTAAGCTCTTCATTCTCTTCTCGTTTAGTCTCTGAATTTTGTCTTATTATTTCATTTGCTTTTCTTGTTTCTTCATTTGTTTCTCTTGTTGTTTCACTAACTTTTCTAGCTTCCTCATTGGTATTTCTGGTTGTTTCACTAGTTTTTCTTATTTCTTCACTTGCTTTTCTAGCTTCTTCATTAGTATTTCTTGTTTCTTCACTAGTGTTTCTTACTTCTTCACTTGCTTTTCTAATATTTTCATTACTTTTTCTTATTTCTTCATTTTCTTCTCTTGTTTCTTCATTACTTTTTCTAAGGTCTTCGTTTTCTTCTCTTGTAGTTTCTGATTCTTGTCTAGCTACTTCATTAGCAACTCTTGTTTCTTCGCTACCATTTCTTATCTCTTCACTTGCTTTTCTAGTATTTTCATTTGATTCTCTTGTTTTTTCACTAGTTTTTCTTATTTCCTCATTTGATTCTCTAACAGTCTCATGGATTTCTCTTGTTTCTTCATTAGTATTTCTAGTTTCTTCACTTGACTCTCTGACTATCTCATTTGTTTTTCTTATTTCTTCATTAGCTTCTCTTGTTATTTCACTTGTCTTTCTTATTTCCTCATTAGCTTCTCTTGTTGTTTCACTTGTTTTTCTTGTTTCCTCATTAGCTTCTCTAATAACTTCCTGTGTTTTTCTTACTTCTTCACTCTCACATCTTTCAACTTCACTATCTTTTCTCTGATTTTCGTTTTCAATCCTTACATTCTCATTACCAATTCTAACATTTTCAGAACTTATTCTAATTTCTTCATTAGATTTTCTTACATTTTCATTTTCTTGTCTTTCTTCTTCATAACTTAATACATTTAATATGTCCTTTATTATATCCCAGCTAGGCTCATCCTCTATTGCATTTCTATTTATACTTTTTTCAACTTTTATTATTGTAGAGAATGTAGTAACTACCTTATCATCTTTGTATAAAGTTATCTCAGAAATAACATCTCCTTCTTCTGAAAGCTCTATATGACTTAATTCAGTATAAACAGTTGAACCTTCTATAGTACAATTTTTCTGAGTAACTCTTCCACTTGGTAAATTAAAAAATGCTAATGCTGTATATCCAGTTAAATCAACATCTATAGAATCTTGTACTATTCTCATGTTATAAGATACATTATTATCATTTTGCTTATATCTTGCTATTTGATACATCTTTGTGTTGATGTCTACAATATAAATTCTATCTCTCAAGATTTATCACATCCTCTCTATGCATCTGTTCCTCCCTTAAACTCTTCAACACTTTCCTTTAACCAATTGTAGCAAGCTTGAACTTGATTTACTCCACTTATATCTAGTGTATTTGTATCTAAATATAGGGCAAAATCATCTTCCTTCATCATATAATTCTTAACAATTATTGGCTGCTTATTATCTAATCTTCTTTGCTCGTCTTTATATCCAGCAATAAATACATTACATTTTTTTGCACCATAACTACTATTTATTGTTGTTATCCTCCAATAATTAGCAGTTTGACCCATTGCATTTGTTATATCCTTAGAAATTGCCATGTTGTTCTTCTCCTCCCATTATTTTAAAATACTCATGTTCTTTATCAATTCTACTTCCCTTTACACTAAAATCTACTTTCCCAGTATATCCAGATACTTTAAAATATCCATTCTGTTTTTCTACAACTTCAACTTTCCCATTAGAAGGAAATACTGCATATCTTGAAATAGTCTTAGCATATGTACTGTCTAATTTAACTATAGTTCCTGTTTCCTCTACTTCTACATCAAATAAAATATCTTCTATTAAGGTTTGAGGGCTATCAACTGGTGACATACCAAAAATAGTTCCATCAATTTCAATAGAACCTCCATTTTTACTTCCATCACTATAAAAAGCATGTCTTTCTCTTCCTCTACAATAAATAGCAGCATTACCATCATCCCATGCTACAAAACCAGTTTCACCACTTTCAGTATACAATCTTAATGCACCAGACATATCAAATTGTGCACTATCCCACCTTATATCATCTTGATAAAAATAAACTCTTGAACGAGAAAAGTTATTGTAAATAACTGTACTACCTATGTAAAAATTTATTGAAGAACCATCTACAGCTACATAGTGACTTCTATCATACTGGAATCTAATTGATTTACCTATCCCAACACCATTTAATGCAGTAGCATCTATTGCACATTCAGCTCCATTACCTGAAAAAAGTAATATTCTTGGGTTTGATGAACTAGCTCCTATTTTGTCACATAAAATAGTACCTGTATCTATATAATCAGCATTTATATATAATCTACTTCCTCTTAAATATATCCCACAATTTCGATTTCCTGTTAATGCATCAAACACTGCTTGTTGGTCACTAGTTAAAACACTTTCATAGTTGTTTTTATCACCTATAGACAATTCATTAGCTCTTATATTAACTTTTCCATTACTATCTACTTGTAAAGTTATATAGCCATCATTATCTCTCACAGTTAAATTTCTACCATTTATAAATTGACCTTCTAAAGTACCAGTTTTTATATAACTAGCATTTAGATATAACTCATTCCCAACCATATATAGTCCCTTTGCAAGACCATTATTAGTTAATTTATTAAATATCTCAAGTTGAGTTATATTATCAATTTCTCCACCAATAATAGACTCTAGTGACTTACCTTTTAATGTAAATGTAGTTGCTCCTATATGAACATTTCCAAAACTGTCTATATTTAGAGTTGTTTCGCTATTTCCATCAACTACAACTAAATTCTTTGCTTCAATATACTGACCTTTTACTTTTCCTACATTTATTTTATCTGCATCTAAATCTCTTATAACTGCATGACCTATAGCTGCTTCTTCAAAATATTCAGCTGCATCACTTAACTTTCTAGTTGTTGCACTAACTTCATTTGAAAATTCATTATAGTTATCATGTGTATTTCCTGCCCTTACTCTATAATACCAAGTTTGCATAGGCTTAACTTCATGAAGTAATGAACTTGCTTGACCCACATATATCCTATTTGTATATCCTGTAGTATCTGGTTCAAATCCTTTTATTTGAGATGCATATACTTCATAGTTATAATATAACTTATTATCAAAAGTCCAATCTAACTGAATCATACTCCATAACCCTAATGCTGTGACATTTGAAGGTTCTGGAAGTGTATCCGGAAAATTATCACTTTCAATTACAATATTATCTACATTATTTTGAACCTTATCTATTTTTTCTTCTAAATCATCTATTCTTTCGTCTTTAAAATGATTTACTAAGTCACCAATCTCAACCGAATTGTATTTCTTTAATACTGGATTATATTCAGTTTTTACTACCCTTGCAGTAGCATTTATACCTAAGTTATAGTCTCTAACTATTATCTCATCATCCATATTTACAGTTTCAAGCATCTTATAGCTTTTATAATCTTCTGTAGTTGATAAATCTACAAATTCTACTTTGTAAGTAACTTTAGGTAAATCAACATTATTTTCAATAAAATAGTCTTTACATTTATTCCTTAAGCTTTCTTCATTCTTAACATCATCATCTGAAAAATCAACTGCAACAATTCTTTGAGTTGGATAATTGTTTATATACTTGCTTTCTATATATTTTTCTGGTAGTGTAATTTTTTTATTTTTACCACTTTTTTTAGTTGCATATGGATATATCTTAGTTATGACTTCTTGTGTATCATAAGTAGCTGTAAGACCTATTATATTCTTTCTATATGCTAGTAATACATTGTTACTTTCTCCAATATTATTTAATAAACTTATATTGAAATTATCTCTTTTTAGTTTAGACTTATTATTAAATAATTCTTGTATGTCAGATATAGCATTATGTGGGCTTACACAAGAGATGGAAAAGTCTTTATTTCCTGTTATATCTGAATATCCTACAAATCTATTTTCTTCAGTACATGACCTAAATATTTGATTAAGAGCTTCTTCACAAGTAACATTTTTAAGTTCTAAATTTTCTATAAAATTATTTAATAAATCATAACTAATGTGTTCTGCTTTAACTAATATTTTTCCATCAAGTTCCTTAGAAATATAGTAAATCCTAAATAATTGATTTTTAAGCCTTGGAGAAGCATCAGCCATAACTATTTTATTATAATCAATTTCATCAAATAAAAAAGAGCCCACATAATATGTAAACTCTAACTCAAATAGTCCATTTAATTCTTCTGTAACTTTTGTTTCAAATGCATCTTTTAGAATCCCCAAACCATTATTTTTAAAATTTGTTTCATTTGCTTTATATAATCTAAGCAATCTATAACACCACCCATCTAGGTTCTATCTCTATTTTTTCTACATCTCCAGAGTATGTTATTATATTTTCACCATGTTTAAATGTTGGAAACTCTCCAAACATCCTACTATTTTCATTAACTACATCATTTGTATGAATATCTATTTTGTAAGCATTCATAAGTTCACAATCAATATATATATGCCCTTGAACTTCTGTAAGTTCTATCACCTCATTATTTATTTCTAATGTTATATCTCCATTTCCAAATACTTTTATAAGAGGATACGAAGCCATTCCAGTGTTTATTAGCTTAGAATCTGATTCATTTATTGTAATTAAATTATTAACTAATTCTTTCTTAAGTGGTTTACATTCAAATGTAATCTTAAAATATCCTAAATCTTTTATAATTTCTTCTAAATCTAGTTTGTTAATACAAACTGCTTCTCTATAATAGTTTGGGTCACTACTTATAATAAGATTTTTATATGAAAAATCAGTTTGTAACCACATCTTTATTTCAGATGCTAGTATATTAATATCTTTACCATCTACATCTATATAGCATTCTATTTCAAGATTAAAATTACTATAACAACCTTCATCTAAAATAAGGCTCCCATTCCTTCCTGGTATCTCTATTCTTTCAAATCTACGTTCTGGCGATGCAAGTTCATTAATATCTGTAATTACAATACCAAAATCTCTACTATTTATTTCGCCATATTGAAAAGAAACTAATTCATTTTCACTGACACAGTATTGTAAAGCCAAATTATCACCTCCTACACATAAAAAAAGAGATGACTCAAATTTTTCTTTTGATACATCTCCTTCTATTTACTTTGCATATTTTTGCTAAGATGTGATATAATAAAAGCAAGAAGAACTACAATCTATTGTCAGTAGAGCGGAGTTCATAATTAAAAGCTAATTATTTTTTATGGAATTTGATTTTTAAATCAAACTCCCAGCCACTCTTTCGCACAGAGTGGCTTTTTACTTTTGCAAATATCTTACTTATTAAGCAAAATATTAAGCTAGCAATAACACCAGCTATTACATTAAGTAAAAAGTTGTTCATACTTACCACCTCCTTTCATTAGAAAGTAGGTTTTATCTCAGTATGAACTCCACTCTTAGATTATAGGTTACATCTTCTTGCTAAAAGTATTATACCACAATTTGGATATTGAAAAGATATTATCACATTAAAACTTTAGTTTTCTATTTGTAATAAATGCTATTTCAGAACCTAATTGCTCTATATCTTGTTTAGTATTATTTATAAACTTTTCTATATGTAAAGTTAACTCAACTTTCTTATCACTACTTTTTTCACTATCAACTTTACTATTATTATTTATATTAACAGTTGCATCCTTCAGTAAATTATTTGATGCTATTCCTCTTGCCAGAGTATCTGAATATGCTATACTTTGTAAATTTTCTATTTCATTTCTAAACCTTGCTGCTTCTTTTCTTCCTCCTGTAGGTATATTTACATCTTTAAACCCTATATTAGAAAGTTGTTTATTTATAGAATTAACTATGTCACTTAAAACCTTGCCCAACGCTCCTTGCATAGATTTAATACCATCTATCATACCCTGCATAGAATCTTTGCCTGTTTCCATAAACATAGCTGGTACTACTCCAAATTTATCCTTAAAACTTTCAATTTGTTCCTCTATACTTCTTTGCATTTCTTGACCTAGTTTTCTATACTCTGCATCATAAGTTTTTTTCAATTCTTCAATTTCTTTTTCTATTCTATATTTTTCATCTTCTGTATCTTCTTTTGCTCTTCTTTCAGCTATTTTTTTCTTTTCTTGATATAATCTTTCGTATTCTTCTAGTTGCTCTTTTGACATCTTGTTAATAGCTTCTATTTCATTATGGGCTTGTGGTCCTTTAGCTAATAATTCCTCATATAAATCTTTGCCCACTTTTGTAGATAAATCTGCCATATCAGTGTCCCATTTTCTAAGTACATCAACTTGCTCTTCTAAGTTTTCCATTAACTCATCATTGTCGATTTCCTCAAATGTTACAGAAGAAAATAAATCTGTATAATCCATTAAAGATTTTACTCTTGAGTCATATATCTTTTGATATTCTTCATTGAGTTTCTTTTGGTCCTCAATATATTTCTTATCTAAGTTTGCTACTTTTTCAGCATAATCTTCTTTAATATCATTATATTTTTTATTGAAATCTCTTTCAGCTTTTATTTTCTCTTCTCTAAGTTTTTGAAGTTCTTCTTGATGCTTTTCAGTATCTTCTTTTTCTTTTTTATCATACTTTTTATTAATTTTTTCCAACTTTTCTCTGTATTCTTCTTGGTCTTTTACAGATTTCTTATTATATTTATCTTTAATCTTCTTTAGTGCTGCTAGTTTTTCTTTTTTATTTTTATATTTCTTTGCTTCTGCTTCCTTTATTTCTTCATTTTCTTTTTCATTTCTTTCTTTTTGTTTCTTCTTATGTTCTTTATCTAATTCTGCTATTTCTTCAGCTTTTTCTTCCTGTAGCTTTTTAACTTCCTTATTAAACTTTTTAATTTCTTGTGCTTCTTTTATATTTCCATTACCTATTATTGCTTGAACTGTTCTAAGTGTATTTGTTAATCCTTCTTCTATGTTTGACAATCCATCTAAATATGCTTTTGCTGAATTTTCTCCTGCTCTGCCAAATTGTGAAACTATTCCTGATGAAGAACTACCCATACCTTTTGCCATAGTATTAGAAAGTTTGCTTATAGAGTCTAGTATACTTCCTCTACTTGATGTCAAACCTTCCATTGATGCTCTAAACATCCTTGATGTTGGTAACATATCTTGCTGAATAAAATTATTACTACCTTGATGAATCATAGGACCACTTTTAAAAAAACCACTTACTACACTCTTTACCTTACTAGCAGCTGAAGAAATACCTCCTAGAATTCTATCTATTGTTGACTTTGCATCTGAAAATGGCTTAGTCATGAAATCTTTCATTTTATTAAATCCAGTTTGTATTGCAGATTTTATTAGTGTTATCTTTCTATCTATATCAGTCTTTATATTGACCCAAGCCGTTTGTATAAGACCTTTAATAACATCCCAAATGCTTGTTTTTCCTTTAATTACATCCCATGCTTTTGATATAAGACTACTTATTGTATCAAAAATAGGCGATTTTGATTTAAGTTCATTCCACTTACCAGCCACAAAAGAAGTTATAGAATTCCATATAGTTTTTTTCCCACTTATAAAATCCCATGCTTTTGATATAATATCAGATATTGTTTTAAATATAGGAGATTTATCTCTCAATTCATCCCATTTATCCTCAATGTAATTTTTTATATTATTCCATATTTCTTCTGCTTTATCTTTAATGAAATTCCAAGATTCTTCAATTGAGGAAGTAATAAATCCCCAAACTGACGAAGTATCTATTCCTAGTTCTTCCATACTTGATAACCATTTGTCTTTTAAATCTTGCCACCATGAGTTGAAGTTATCACCTAAGTTCTGCCATCCAGTTGTCCAACCTTCACATATACTATCCCACCAGTCGGATATACCTTGTTTTATATTCTCCCACCATTCAGATGCATCATCTTTTAGTTTTTGCCAACCATTACTCCAATCCTCACATATACCATTCCACCAATCTAAAAAGCCTGTTTTTATGCTTTCCCACCATGTACTTAAGTTGTTAGATATGACTTCCATATCTCTATTCCAATCTTCGATAAATTTAGGCAAAAATGTAGAAAGTTCCTCAACTAAATCGTTCCACCAAATTGAAAATTTAGAATCTATGTCCTTACACCATTGGTCTAAGTTTTTCTGAGCATTGTTAATGTCTTCTTTTGTGCCTTCTTGAAATAATGTCCATTTACTCTTGACGGTTCCATCACCATTGTATGCTTTTATACCATCCCCAACCATTTTTTCAATTTCAGTTACAGTTTCTTTATGCTGTCCTTCTAATTCTTTTAAGGAATCTTCTCTTTGCTTCTTTGCTGCTGCTACAAGTTCATCAGCACCCTTATTTGCTTCTTCTGTCCCTGCTTCTCTAGCTATCGCTGCCATAAGCAATTGCTCATTATAAGCTTTTTCTATATCATCTTTCTGAGCTTTATAGTTTTTATTTTCTTCTGCTCTTAGTTCTGCAGCTTGTTTAACAGTCATCTTTTTATTATTTGCATGAACTCTTTCTTTTATTATTAATGCATCTGATGCACTTTTAGATAAGACTGTGATAGCCATATCATTATTTTCTTGTTGCAACTTCGAAATTTCCTTACCTTCTTTTATTGTAAGCTCTCGTTTTTCTTTACTTGCATTTGACCATATCTCATTTATTCTTTTAGAATTTTCTTTAAATTTTTCTTTTTGTTCATCTAAAGATTTTATAACTATTCCTGTTATTTCTATTTCTCTCTTTGAATTAAGCTCATTAGATTGATTCCATAAACCACTAAGAGTTTCTAAAGCTTTTGATTTAAATTCTTCAAATTTTGGAAGTACTTGTTGTTCTAATCCATCTAAATTTTTAGCCATTTCATTAACCATATCTTTTGTAATTACACTGCCACTTAATTGCATTTTCATAGCTGACTTAGTTATTTCTTCACTCATTTCAAGATATGAACCCACTATTTTCTTAGTACTTTTATCAACATCTTTTCCAAAATTGTCTATTTCTATAGCTGGTTTGCTCATTTCTTTTACTAGGTTAGTTCCAATTACTACAGCTAATGCTCCAAGTGCTAGTGTCAAGGTTCCTACAGGTGTACTCAAAAATGATATAGCTTTAGCTAAGGTAGCCATACCAGCTGATGTAGGTATTGTTGCTCCTCTTACCACAGCTAATGTTCTTGATAGAAATGTAAATGTGCCACCCAGATTTTTGATTGCACCTACAGCTTTAGGTATTGTAATTGCCATTGTCCCAAGGACTACTAATAAAGGTCCTATTGCTGCGACTACAGCTCCTATTGATACAACGATTCTAGCAAAATTAGGATTACTCTTTGCCATTTCGCTAACACTTTTCATAAAAGCAGTTGCCATTTCAGCTACTTTAGCAATCACAGGCATCATGACTTCTCCCAAATCAGACAGCATATTCTTTGTTGAATTCAATGCATCTTCAAGTTTAGTCTTTGTAGTATTATCCAGTTGCTCAAACGCTTTATCACAAAGTCCAGTAGAATTTTTCATATCATTAAGCATTTGATTAAATGAATCAGCACTCTTTGTACCTTCGATTATTCTTCCTGTTGTAGAATCAACTGCATCACCTAGCATAACATTAGCTGCCTTTGCTCCATTTGCTGAGCCAAATAAGTCTGCTAAAGATAAACTATTTTTCTTAGCATAATTATTTAATAATAATAAAACATCTGCTGTTGTTTTACCTTCTTTTTGTAAGTCAGCAAACCCTTTATTTGTCAATTTTTTAAGAATTTTATCAACTTTAGTTCCGCTTTTACCAAGTTCATTATACATTTCTCCCATATATGTTGTAGCCTCTGCCGCTCCAATTCCTCGTGCAGTTAATATAGCATATCCAGCTCCTAATTGTTCAACTGATACATTTACATTTTTTGCTGTTGGAATTATTTTACCCATAGAACTTGCAAGTTCATCTACCGTCAATTTGCCTTTATTTTGGGTCTGTATAAGAACATCACTTACATGAGCCATATCTTTTTGGGACATTCCATACGCATTTTGAATAGTGGTCAACACATCTGTAGCTTTTGCTAAATCTGTTAAACCTGCTGTTGCTAGTTTATCTGCTTGTGCTAAGAATTCAGTTACATCTGCTTGCTTTACACTTGCAGATATCGCATTATATGCAGAGTTAGCATATTCATCATAAGCCATTCCAATTTCATTAGCACCTTCTTTTAATGTACTTGCATAAGCATCCCACTCGCTTTTACCACCTTGAACTTTTTCTGTATTTAGTTGTAATATAGAATTAACAACCGACATTGCTTGTTCTGTGTTTGTAGCTGCTGTTACTGCTGCTGTTCCCATTGCAACTAATCCAGTTGTAACTGTTGAAGTTAGTGTCTGCCCAATATCTTTCATTTTAGTTCCAATAGCATCAAATGGCATGCTTCTTAATGAATCACTAAGTCTATTAGCTTCTGCCTCAGCATTATTCATAGCTGTTCTCATATCAGTTAAAGACTCTTCTCCATTTTCAATTTCATTACCTAATTGAGTTTGAGAATTTTTAAGTCTTTCAATTGCTTCTCTATATCTTTGTGACTGCTCTGAACTTTCTCCATACATACTGTTACAACGTTCTAATTGTTGCTCATATCTCTCTATTTTACTTCCTATTTCTGTATACTTTTGCTTAGACTTATCTATTTCGGATGTAAGCCTTGATATTCCTTGTCCATAAGTATCTATTGTACTTCTTGCTGTTCTTAGTTCATTTTCAGTTTCCTTTATAGAGTTTTTTAGTGATGAAAATGGTCCACTTGAAGTTGATGCTATCTTATTTAATTCTGATGCTGCTAATGCTGATTGCCTCCCTATTTGTGTCAATGAATTTGCTGTATCAGAAATTTGTTTTCCCATTGCTGTCATTGCACTACCTGTGGTTTTTGTACTTGAATTAAATTGACTAAGTTGTTTAGCTGCATCTGCAAGAGCTTTAAAAAACTTCCCTCCATCTAAATCTAGATAACCTACTGCTGTTCCCAATTCTAGAGACATATTATTTCCTCCTTTCGTATAAAATTTTCTGAAATGGTTTACTTAATTGGCTAATTTAAATAAAATAAAAACACTTACTAGTTTAAAGTAAGTGCTTTATTTGTATTGTTTTTAATTATATAAATTATTGTATCTTTCAAGTGCTTGCTCAATATAATCCTTGCCCGATTCTAGACTTTCTGTGGAATCACCTAGTATCATAGTACAATAAGCAGCTCCTGATACTGTCATTCCTTTTAGTTCATTACATGCATTTTTCTGTTTATCATTCAATTCATGACCACTTTCATACTTTTCAATTTCTTCATTCAAAGTGCTAAACTGCTTTTCATATAAGTCAGCCACTGTTTTTAAATTATCATTAGTCATTTTTCCATCATTTACATTTTTTTCTATCTGCCCTAATGCATGCCAACCATCTTTAAACTCTTTAATTTGACAACCCAAAAATTCTTCTGGATTTAATTTATCTTTATCTATGCTTTCTTCTGGTATCTCTTCCTCTTCTTTTGGTATTTCTTGACCAGCTTCCTCCATTTTAGGTTCTGGTGAACTAGTACATCCTGTCATAAACATCATTACAGAAAAACATGCTATTATGCTCAAAACTAATACTTTTTTTGTTAATTTCATAATATAATCTCCCCTATTAAATTATTTATTCAAATATAATTCTATCTAAAATTAATAATTTAGTCTATTGATTTAGGAAATTTATCCAATTATTTAAAAATATTTACACTAAAAACACCTATATGTTTAAGTAGGTGTTTTGTGCGTTTATTCAATTTTTAGACCACATAGTTAATATAATGCAAGCGACAACTTATATGAATGCGATGTTTAATGAACTATTTACATACCACTTAGTTAATATAATACTTTTTTTAGGCAAGTTATGGGAAAGTATTAAAGAAACTTTACATACCACATAGTTAATATAATACGATATAAGCATATTTTGTGATATATCAAAAACACTACCTTTACATACCACTTAGTTAATATAATACTTAGAATATTTTACCTGTTAACTTTTTTCTTTTCTCTAATACTATTTTTATTCTAAAGTAGCATTTATTTCTCCCATTACTTTGTCATTTACTTTATCTTTTACAATTATTTTTACAGCATTTGAGTCTGATGTTATAGCAAATGCTGTTGTTCCCTTTGATTTAGTACCTGCTGTTGTTTCTTGTTGCATTCTAGAATAGTCACTAACTGGATATGTTTGTAGTACATTACCATCACCATCTGTTACTTGATATTCTATTCCTTCAGTTACAAATACAGCTTCTTTACAATCTACATTTTCATAGTTAAAATCAACAAAAACTACTTTTTTAGCTTCCATTTCAGCGAACTCATTACGTTCATCTGTTGTTCTCACACCCTCAAATGTAAGCTTGTAAGTTCCTTCATCATAATCTTTCATTTCTATAGTATCTCCAAATTTATACTCCTTTTTTTCATCTTTCTTTTGCTCTGTCTTTGCATCTTTTTTAGACGAATCATCTGACGAACTTGGAGAGCTGCATCCAACTGCATAAATACCAATTACTAATGATAGAACTAATGATAATATTTTTTTGTTTATTTTCATAATATAATCCCCCAGTGAAGTTATTTTCTCATTATAAATTTTACACTAAATCACAGAGTTAGTCTATTATAATAGAATAAATTAATACTATTTTCTATCTTTTTCTTTCTTTTTTAATGCCATATCAACAAAAGTAGTTCTTTTTCTTATATTTTCTTTAGAAGTATTACTATTTTCTTTAAATTTAAGCTTTTTATCATTTTTTATAGCATCTACTAAAAACATACAAGCTTCATCGAAACAAAAAGAAGTATATTCATCCTTAATTCTTAATATCTCACTAGGCATCTTGTTGTACATTATCACTTGATTTAGAATCCTCAATATCTGTGGACTCTTGATGAAAGTTTTCTAGTGACTTTGTACCTCCTTGAATACGATTAAATAATGTTAATCTTTGTTCAATAGAAAGTTCCAATCCTATTTTTTTAATTTGAGCATATGTAGGGTTAACTAGCACTTCTTTAGCCACTATATCCATCATTTCAAACATTTCTTTTGAGAAATTAGACTCATCATTCATCTTCTTTAGTACTTTTTCTCCTGTACTATCTTTACTTTCCTTCTCTTCAACTAAACTCATTGATGCTGTCATTAGGCTGTTTGGTATCTTACCAGCCATTGCAAGAGCCATTAAGTCAGGTTGTTTTACTTCTGCAACTAACATAGTTCCATCTAAAAATCTTCCAACCTCTATTACCTCAGTCAATTTTATTTTTTTCAATTCTTCTAAACTTGTTACTTTAAGTTCATTCATATTTATGTCCCCTTTCTAAAAAAAGCTCTAGCTAATTACTAGAGCTTTAATCTATCTATTTATATACTTATACTAACTTCTTCAACCTTATATGTTTCTCCATTTGTTAATCCTATTATCTCTGTTCCTGTTAATGCTGCTTTATCAGACTCAGTATCTGTTAATGTTCCATCTGCTAAAGTATATTTTATATTGCTATTAACTGTAACTTTATATATTTTGCCTGCTGTTAATCCTGTTATCTTTTTATCTCCTGCTGTTGCTCCTGATACAGATGCACTGTCTAAAAATACTTTTGTAGCTTCATAACCATTAGGTAATTCCTCTACTATTTCAACCTCATAAGGAGATTGCCCTGTGTTAGGTCTACTATTTATAACATATTCATTTGAATAATATTCTCCATCTTTAAAGTTTAGTGGAACAGATTTTCCTTTACAATTTGGGAAAGTCGTCTTAGCAAATTGCCCAGTATCTCCTCCTGGTCCAACAACTGAACTATAAATTATTGTTTTAAAAGATTTCTTAGAAAAAGTCTTCCCTACTTCTGGAGCTAAATATCTCTTAAAGCTACCATCTTCCTCTTTTTCTATTGTTCCACCTTGCATTATTTGAAGTATTTCAGGACAAAATACATTATCTTTTAATGTTAAATCATATCCTAAACTTGTATCTTCTGCTGCTCTATTTGCTATTATTTTTTTCTTTATTTTTAAAGTTAATTCTTCACCTTCAGAAATGATTTCCTCTGTCCCTATCTCATCAGATGTATCAAATGTATATGTAACTGGATTTTGTTCAACTGTTTCAATTTGAACTAATACAACATCTGTAAGTGGGTATTGATTTAATATTTGTACTGCCATATTTATTACCTCCTAATTTGTTTGTTTTCATAATAACTTAACCTTGTGAAATAAGCTTGTTTTTCATCATCTATAAGAATAGGTAAAGCTTCATAAGCTTGTTTTATTCCTACTATTTCATCCATGACACTTTCAACACTTATCTTGTATTCACTTACTTTAGAATACTGTCCAATTGGATAAAATACATATATTTCAAATAAATCTTTTATTATATTTTTTTCTGTTGTTTGTAGAGGACCTTTTTCAAATATAACTAAAAAAGGTTCTATGCATAATCCTTGATGTTGTCCAATAGAATACACATTAAAACCCTTATTTTTTAAATGTTTATATATTTTTTTAAACATACTTCACCTACTTTAAAATCACATCAAGACCTCTTATAATACTTGGTCCACATTTTTCTATAGTTGGCATTATAATTGGATATGGTCTACTCCCTGGATGATTAACTTTTTTAACAGGATGTGATGCTCCATCCCAAAATAAATAACTTCCAGATCTTGCTTCTATAACATGTGGACCTGTACCTTTTTCTAAGTATAATCCATAGTCAACTCCATGACTAAGTGCTATCCTTATAGTGTCTCCTTGCCATTCCCAACTACCATGTAGCCTATTTTTAGCATCATGAGTATGATCTTTCCATGGTCTATCGTTTTTGACAGTGCTTTCTAATAGTTGAGATGAAGTGTCTGCATAAGCTCCTAGTGCAGCCTTAGTTTTCATTTCTCTACTTACTAAAGCATTAAGCAGCTTGCTAGTATCAAATTTAAATCCTTTACTCATACTATCTCACCTTTCCTAACTTTAAATCAAAATAAATATTCATTCTGTTTTGATTTCCAAGATCTTGTATAATAAACTTATTATTATCTAAATACATAAAATCACCTTGCTTTATCTTTACTGTATCTTCATCACAAACAACCATTAAATACTGCTCCTTATCTTTTATAACAATACCTTTATCCTTTGTTATTTGACTTATAGAGCTACTTCCTTCATGATATAAACCTATCACATTACAAACTATATTTTCTTCATCTGAAGGCTCTCCAAATTCATTTACTCCAACTCTTTTTACTATAGCTTCTGTTGGCATCTTATTGATAGCTTTGATTATCTTTGGTTTTACCTTTTGAGCTATCATAGACATCTACTTCCATTTGTTTTAAACTTTTTTGCCAGAGTTAACCAATATAGTTTATTTTCTGGCATGCTTAAGCCTCCAGGTAAAGTGATACTATCATTTTCAGCTTTTAATATACATAGTTCATACATAGTTTTATTAAAATCTTGATTGTTTTTATTGTAGTAATAAGTAATTTCATCATCAGAAAAAAAAGGTGATTGTTCTTCTCTAAGTTCTGTTTTTATATTTTTTAAGATTTCTAAATCCATACTATCACCTACTAAAAACTATATTTTATAACTTATGCTTAAATTCAACTATTCTTATTTGCTTAGGCTCATAAACTCTTGTCCAGTTTTCACCTTTTGCTAACTCTAATCTTGAAGGACCTTCTGTTTTAGCTACACTTGCATTAGTAAATTTTATACCTCTTGGATGTAGTATATATGTTTTTCTATTGATTAAATAATCTACTCCAGAACCTTTTTTCTTATCTCTATCTATTTCTGTAGCAACAAACCCTACTGGATTACCATTTCCTAAAGCTATTGCCCCACTACCAAATAGATAAGAAGTATAAACTCCTTCTTTAGATACAGGACAACCATCATCAACTATAACTAATTTATCTTGATAAACTTCAAAATCTGGACCTACATCTGGTCTAATAGTTTCTATTAAATTTTGTTTTTTAAGTGCTGATTTTGTAGCTGAATGCATTGCTATAGCCTTTAACTGACCTTGTGCATCTCCTAATAACTGTTGTGCATCTATAAAAGCTGATGGTGACCATTTTGCTGCATTTCCTGTTCCTGCTGATATATCTAACTTATTTGTTGTCATATTTGCAGCTAAAAATACACCATTTAAAACTGCTATAAGTTCTTTTTGCATATCTCTAGCCCAGAAGCTTCCAACTAAACTAGCTATTGCTGCCATTGGGTCTTTTCCTGCCATAGCTGCTGATAAATCAGTAGCTGCCCACATTTTTGCTCTTCTTAATATAGCTGCTGCATCTTGACTTGAAGTAATTTTATTTGGTGTTAAATCAGCATCTTCTATTATTTGTTCTGATTCTCCACTTAAATCCTCAAAGAAAGGCATATTTACAACTGGTGCAGCTTGAGAAGCTAAAGCATTTAAGCTTGCATCATTTGTAATTATTCCACTTTGATATAGAGCTGATAACTCCATGCTTTTATTTATTACATATGGGTTAAACAATTCTGGTACTATTACATCACTTAATTTTGTTACTGCCATTTAAATCACTCTCTTCCTTATAAATTTATTCCTGCTTGAGCTGCAAATTCTTTAGCTTTATCAGGGTTTTCTTTTAATAATCTTCCTTGTTCTGTTAAATTGAATGTTTCTTTTATAAAAGGATTATTGACTACATTTGATTTTCTTGGGAAATTCCCTGGAGAACCTGTATTACTTGGAGTAGAACTTTCAAACCATTCTTTATATGTTTCTGATATGTCTTTAAATTGTTCATCTAATCCTATAATTTCTCCAGTATCTTTTACTTCCATTTTACTGGTATCAAATTCTTTACATAGTAGCTTCCTATATTTTTCATTTACTCCAGATAGTTTAGAATTTATAGCATAGTCTATAGTCATATTCCTTATTTTAGCTCTACTCGTACTATCAAGTTCATTATATTTATTTTCCCATTCTTTCACTTTTGCCTCTATATCTTCACTGTTTTTACTATTTTTCTTCAAATCTGATATAGTGTCATTTGCACCTTTTATTTGCTCTTCTAAGGCTATTTTTTGTTCTTTCAACTTATTGTATCTTTCATCTATATTTTCTTCCTTAGAAGTGTAGATTTTCTCTTTTTTCATACCCTCAATTATATTTTTTATGTCTGTGTCTTGGTATCCTAATTTTTTTAATAATTCTTCCATTATTCCCTCCTACACTACGCTTTTATACGAGTTTCGCTTCTCTAGTATAGTTTGCTATTTATTTCTTTTACGCCTATATATAGCTAAAAAAGGCAATAAAAAACACCTACTAATTTTTAATTTCAGTAAGTGCCTTAATCTTCTTTTAATACTCCTATTTCTTTTAGTTTCTTTCTAAATTTTTTTCTTATTTCTGCTTGTTCTTCCTCAGTTCGCTCTACTTCCCTAATAGTCTCACCCCACGGAATGTCTTTCCATCTTGGATGACTAAAGGGCTCTTTATATTTATCCTCTTTACTCATCTCGTTCCTCCAATAGTATAAAGTATTTTCCATTTATTTCTTCAATTTCCATTACTTCAAATTTAGAGTTTCTTTCATATAAAATTTCTTTTTCTTTATCATTATACATACTTATATTTTTACCTTTTTTAGAGTCAAGTATATATATTTCTACTTGTGCATTAGGGTTATAAGTTTCTCCCTTTGTAGTTGATAAAAATTCTTTGTATTCTTTAACCTTTCTAAGTTCATGGCTCTCTAAAAATTCAATTAAACTTTCTTTATTATAAAAATATAATGACCTTGTAACATCCCCTTCGTAATTTGGCATTTTATCTAAAACTTTATCTAAGTTATTTATAAACCATTCATCTTCTTCTGTCAATTTAATATTTCTTCTTAATTTCTCATTAATTTTATAGGCATCTCCACCCATATATTTATATAAAGCTAACATCTCATCTTCAGTTGGTTCTTTATTCTTATTAACTTTTCCTTCTATTCCTGCAAAGTCTAATCCATATTCATCAAACCATTCATCAAGTTTAGAGTTTTCTTCTCCATCTATCCAGCTTCTTAACTCTTTACCTATGTCCTCCATACTCATTGGAATATCATATTCAAAAGTACACTTTCCTAAAGGATGTTCTAATGGTAATTCTTCTGGAATATATGTTTTTCCATTTCTATCTGCACAAACCTTACACATCCTAGGATGATGTGATGACATCCATTTAATCCCTTTAACAAATGGATTCTTCCTACAACTTTCTTTAGCTGTCTTTTGATATGCATGAGTTATATATGTAGATGCTAGTCTATAGGCATTAAAATCTATTTTTTTATTACTTTTAGGGTATACCTTTGACCAATCATAATCTTTCTTAACCTTTGGATTAACATACTTTTCTAAATCTTTTGCTATATCATAACTACCTCTTTTTTCTGCTAATCCTCTACTTACAATGTAGTCTAAATCCTTCTTAGTTTTATCTATATTACTCCAAATTCTATCACTTAATTTAAGTTTATCTTTGTACATGCTACCAGATATAACTTGCCTTAGTACATCTTCATGAACTTTACTAAACATATCAGTGAATTGTGGCTTTAAATTAACTGAATAGTTATCACATATGTTATTGAAAAAGCTTAATTGTTCATCTGTAGTAGTTTTTATTACTTTTGATATTTCACTTTCAATATCTTTTTTTAGCTTCTTTCCTAACCTATCATACTCTTTATTTAAATAAATTATACTTTCTCTTAAATATTGTTCAGTTAATGTGTTAGAGTTAACTCTATTTAATTTTTTTGCATATTCATTAGCTATATCTTTATATAACTTTCTTATCCTTTTAGTAGTTCTATTTGATGATATGTCTCTAGCTCTTTCAGCATTCTTCATAGCCTTATTAAACTTATTAGCCATTATTCATCATCAACTACTTCTTTTGATTCTTTTTCATTAGTTACTTCTTCTGATTCTTCTGTATCTATAACTTCTGTTTCCTCTTCTAAATTAAAACTTTCTTCTAATATTTGTCTTTCAATTGATATTTGTTGCAATTCTTCATCTGCTATATCATCATTACTATTATTCCACTTCTTAATGAAAGTCTTCCTAGACATTGCTTGAGCATTTACTTGTTGAATATCAAGTAATTTTTCTGTGTCTTCATCTTCTTGTAATGGATATTGATTTTCAACAATTACTTCATAAGAATCTTTGTCCAATATAGGTATTTTTACTATGTTATATACTTCTATCATCTCTATCATTGCTTGTATTAACCATTCAAGAGCTGGACTCCATGATTTCATTTTTTCCTCACATCTAGTTATTAATTGCCAATACAAAGCTTTCATTGATTTACCTGATGTCATCATACCTTTAAGGTCCTGATTATTTATAAGAGGTATATTTAGTACTTCATGCATATCTGATTTAATTCTATTAAGAGAGTTTTCTATTCTAGTATCATATCCAAAGTCAGTAGGAATTGTATTAATCTGTGCTTGTTTTTGGTCAGCCGTTTGAGAAGTTTCTACATCCCAATAAGCTCCTGGTTTTATTTTAAAATGCTTACTTGACTCTTCTTCAACATCAACACCATATATGATACGATTCATTCCTTTTTTAAGAGTATCTATATCCTCAGAAGCTAGCTTATTATAAGCCATCTGATTATCAAATATCTCTTCTATGTCACTCTCACCCTTTAAATCACCAAGCAAACCATCATTAAGAATTACATAACAAGGTATTCCAGTAAGTTTTAAATCTGTATCACTCACTATTTCTTCTATACATAACCCATAACCATTATAAATACCTTCACTTAATATACATTTACCATTAACCATTTCATATTTTTGTTTCCAAATTCTCTGTTTATCTTTTTCAACTTCTTGATTTGTTTGATGGAAAAATACGATTTTCTTTAGCTCATCAAATTGGTTATCAAATGGTTCATATATAAACTCTAAACTTGGTACAAACATTATCTTTAAACTCTTACTTTCTTTATCTGCATGTAGCTTTATAGCTATTCTTTTACCAATAAAACAATCTCTAGCCGCTTTAATTAGTTTATCTGAAAACAAATTTTTCTTTAAAATCTTATTAATACACTGGTTTATTTCTTCTGCCTTATCTTTATCTAAATCATTCTCTGGTTTTATTGTAAATATTGGTGTCTTACCAAATAAAAATCTAGCTTCTTCTTTAATCAGCTTTTTAATATAATTTGTTTTCTTCCTTGTTTGTTTATAATCTTGTTCCTCTTCTATCCAATGTTGTCCTGTACCTTCATACTTATCATATAGCCTTATAATTTCACCCATTTCTCTTATTACTTCTTGACCATACAATCCTGTAAGTTCCATCTGAATTATATCTATCAAATCTAACATGTTACACCCCCTATCTACTGTTATATTTTCTTTCTCTTCCATGTGTTTTCATATCTAACTCTAATGCATATCTTGTTGCATCAATTGAATGATTGTCTTTATCTTCTAACTTAGCTCTTACATTTCCATCCTTATCTGTTTGATAATCTATATTTTCAAATTCTCTAGCTATATTTGGAGTTCTGTTTGGGTCTATTACTATTGCTTGTAAATCATCCAGCCAGTTCTCTCCAAATTCGATTGAACCAGGTCCTTTTTTAGCCTTCAATGCTTTTATTCCATATTCTCTAAGCTCTGCAATACTTCTTGGTTCTGCACTGTCACAAATAACACTAAAGTCATCATATCCTTTTGATTTAATCTTAGAAGCTAATTCTCTTATAGACATTTTCACCCCAAATATTTCATCTATAAAATATATAACTCTTTTCTTTTTGTCATAATGCAGTCTTACAAATGCCATAGGATCTGTTGCATATCCAAAGTCATTACCTTGCCTTATGTTGTCAAACTGGAATATTTCTTCATTTGTGATTGTTTTAAACTCTAAATTAGAAAAAGGGACTACTCCAGAGCCAATTGGCTCTCCTAAGTACTCCCATCTATATTTAAACTCATTTCTTATTTTAATTTCATTAGCTTCTTCAATAAAAGCCTTTGATATATGAGGATTATCTAAATAAATACTATGATGAACATATGTATTTTTAGGTAATGTATGTGTTTCAAATTTCTTATTAACCCATGATTGCTTTCTTTTTGGAGGATTATATGATAAGAATATTTTATAATTCAATTTGTCTGGTAATTCTCCACGTAACACTGAATTAATTACCATAGATAACTCATCCTCTGTTTTTATTTCTGCAACCTCTTCAAACCATGCAAAAGCTATTGGATACTTAGCTGATTTTATAGATTTTATCTTTTGTGGGTCATCAAGCCCTCTAAATATAAACTTATTTCCTCTTGGAATAAAAATAATTTCCATTGGGGATTTTTTAAACTGAAATAAATGTGTTAAACCAAATATTTCTATAGTTTCTTTCAATTGCTCATATACACTATCCATTATTGTATTACCAACTTTCCTAAAACAAACAGTATTTACTGGATATTTAACCATAGCCATAGTTAACCAAAAGGCTATATGTGTTGACTTAGCTGAAGCTCTTCCACCTTTTAATACATGATATAGGTATTTGTTACTATTACTTACTTTCCAAAATTCATAAAAATTTTTATTTATTATTTCAGATATTTTTCTATCCATCATTTAAATTCCCTACATCATCAATTATAGTTACACCAACATTTCCATCTAAATCAACTTTTTCAGTCCATAAAGCATACCTTTTACCCAATAATTCAGCTGCCTTATTTCTATCTTTTATACTTACATCTTTTTTTATTATTTCAGGACCATTTTCTGATACTATTACAACTTCTTCTTGTTCTTGATTTCTTAGTATCTTTGTTAAATACTCCATAACTTCTTTTGCATCTGCTATCCTCTTTGATTCAATTTGCTTTAATCTTTCATCAATGTAATTTTTAACCTTATCATTACTCAGCAGTCTACTTCCATTACTTTCTGATGTTCTTTGATTGTTATTTTTGTATGCTTTCTTGTATGCTTCTGTTGCATTACCAGTTTCAATATAATAATCACAGAACCTTTTTTGTTTTTCAGTCAAATCTGCCATACCACCACCTCTTTATTTGCTTTATAAATAAAAAAAGAACTCTTTTCAGAGTTCTAACCTTCGATTGGATATTTTAATTTTTTTTTGATGTTTTAGATTTAAACACAATTTTTTCATTATCTAAAAAAGTTTGTTCCATAATATGTTTTACTAAAAAAACCAAGAATTTACTCTCTCTTATAAAAATAAACAAATTGTTTAGTGTAACCCAAATGATAATACATCTTAATAAAATTATATTAAAATCTAAGTTCACATAAATAATTCCTATTAATGCTAATGATATAATACCTGATAATAAAGCTCTTTTTATACTCCTTAGCACTATATTTGTTTTTCCAAACCTTTTTATTATAACCATTATTCTTTTATCACACATAGACACTAATACAGTTGCTATAGTTGCTATAAATCCTATAAATACAGCTAATATAGTTGCAGAAATTGATAATAAATCCTTAAAGTTATATCCTACTGTATTAAAGCTTATATAGAGAATTATATTTTTTTCAAAAGAGAGATACTTTGATAAAATAATAAAAAAAATAATAAAAATATTAAAAAGTATTATTTTTTTGTATTTCATAATTTAACATCCTCCTCTCTCTTCTGATATTCTTACTATTTAAACATATACTTCTTCCATAACTTTATTACAATCATCCAAAGTTTTTTCTACAGTATCATTAAAACACTCAGACATAGGTGAAAAAATTTTTTCAAATGTTTTTACTTTATTTTTTGTTACTGTTATAGGAAATTCATCATATAGTTTATTCTCAATTAAATCTATGACCCTTATTTCATCTCTATTATAATCATAAGATTTTACTTTTATCCCTCTAGTTAATTTAGGATGTCTTTTAAAAAAACTTACGATTTCTCTTAAATTTATTTTTTCTAAAAATCTATTCTTACTCCACCCTACACTTAATTCAATTTTTCCACTAAGTGCCTCTAAGTTATTTGATATTTTAGCAATTGCTTCAACTGACTTATTCGATTCTTCTTGTGCTAACATTTTAATCTCTGACATATCTAAAAAGCTTAATGATACACTTCTATAATTGATTGTATCTAAGTCTGAAATATTGCTATACTCAGGTTTTAAGGTTATTGGATAAAGCTCTACATTCTCTCTATTATGAGACTTTTCAATAAATTCATTTATAAAAGAACTTACGTTCTTAAATGATACACTTTTTCTATTATTTTGTAAAGATATAACACCTGTTTCTTTATCATATATCATACAACACTCTTGACCTATAAATTCATCATCATCTAATGACTCTGCTTCTTTTACAACTTCTTCTAACTTAGACTTAAAAATACTATCTTTACTATTTTTTAAAAACCCAAGTTTCCACTTATTTTCATTCTCTTTTTCTATAAGCTTTAATTGAATGTTCTCTTCATCTGTTAACTTAAATACTCTATCCTCTACATTTAGATTCTTTAATTTTTCTAAAACTGAATTTAAATCATATAAAAGAATCCTTTCATTTCTGAAAGTATCTACAGTTTTAATAATAGGATAATAGTAAAAAACCTTTATTGTTTTGCTCCCCATGGTTAGTTCCTCCAAAATCTTTATTCTACAAATTTATATTCTACATATTTCAATTCATTCCTCTAACAATCTTTCGACAATTACATAATTCCTCATAATTTGATTAAATAAAGATATTGCTTTAATAAATATGTACCAATTTCATAAGTTAAAATCAAAAACTTTGGATACAAAATAATAAACATATAATTTATTAAATTGAAAAAGACTTAGAATTTAATCTAAGTCTTTTTTTGGGGATACATATTATATTTAAGGGAGCAAGTTTTAGGAATCGAACCTAAGATTACACACCAGTCCTTGCAAATTGAGTGAGGTTACCAAGCCCCACTCTTTTAGACATTTGAATTAAATTCCGTTTTAATCCAGCATATCTACATATAGTGTATTAATAAGTTTGAACATAGTAAGAATTGAACTTACAGCATCCTCATGCCCTGCCTAGTCTGTTCATATAAGCTAGGTGAATCCCTTTACCTAGCCCACATATATTTAGTTTTGAGAGAGAAATATTCATTTCCACAATACTATTATCTCACATTTTAAATTGTAAAATCGGCAGAAAAACGGCAATAAAAAGACCTAGAATTTAATCTAGGTCTTTCTTTTTAATCCTAATTTCATTATTTTCAAAATAAACTTCAACTTCTCTCTCTTCTTGTGTTATATTCATTTCTTTAATCCATGTTGCAGGTAGACTTATTTTAGGACTTAGTGAACCTGAGCCACTTTTTGATAAGAGTACTTTCAATATTCTTTTCTCCATTTCTTTCTCTCCCTCTAGGAAAATAAATATTTTATAGCAAATACTAATAATGCTATTGCACCAATTAATTTAACTATACCAAAACTTAATTTCCCTAACTCTGTAATTAATTCCTTATATTTTCCCATTGTATTTTGAGTGGTCATGTATTATTATTTAATTAGAAGGGAAGGTGCTGACTCCCCTTCTAAAGTCTTATAGGCTATCTAATACCATTTTTATAACGGCTATTAGTGTACCTATTTCAAGAGCAAGTTCGGTAAGGGCTTTGACAACTTTGCCGAACTCTTTTATTTTTTTGACCACTTCTTTCACCTCCTTTCTATATTTATATTATATCATGTCGTACCGATATAATCAATACCTTTTTTCCTTTTTTTAGTAAAAAAAATAGACAGCTATTCACTGCCTATAAATCTAACATCTTAAATAATGGTTCTTGCTCTATTAGTGCTTTCTTGCCAAACAAGGCTATTGATATTGAACTAATGGCTTGATTAGCTCTTTCTCTTAATTGTCTTTCTTCTAAGTATACTTTATCAACTATTAAACTCCATTCTAAGCCTTCAATATACCTATACCTTATAATTTGTTTATGTATAGGTTTTAAATTGCTTATGGATACATCTATTGTATATTTTAGTGCTTCCATTTCATATAATTCTATCTGCTTTTCTATTATCTTTTCTTCAAGATTAATTAACTCATTTTCAACTTGATTACTTATTGAATTAGTCTTACTTATGGGAATGCTGTCATAGCTTAAACCTTGCATAAAATCACCTAAATGGAACTCTTTGAGATTTTTTATTTGAAGTTTTAGACTTTCAATATTAATATGTAGTTGTTTGTAGTTCTCAAGGTGTTTTTTAGTTGCCATAAAAAACTCCTTTTTAACTTTACTTGCCATAACATCACTCCTATTTATTTAAGCTACCTTTTTCTTATTTTCTTTTCTCTTTTTCTTAAGTTCACTATATTCTATCCAACCGTCTACCCCATATTTTTTGCTTTTAGCAATCCATATCAATTTTTTGTCCTGATATTTATAGTCAAAAAGCTTTTTTCTAAGTTCACCCTGCTGTGTACTATACCCTTTCACATCTATATAAACGACTTCACCATTCCATTTGTATATGGCAAAATCAACTGTATATGTAATAGCTCTATAGCTTTTCCCATCTTTTTTAAATTTAGGTTGTAGTTCAAACTTTTGTTGAAGTCCAAAGTCTTTTATTTCTCCATTATCCTTTTTTTCTTTTAAATATAAATAATACTCTGACTCATCTTTACTATCAAATTTAATTCCATCTATTACAATTTTCTTATTATTGTATTTACTCAATCAAATACTTCCTTTATCACTTAAAGTTACTCATACTTATTAATATCGTTTATAAATTCATAAACCTCATGTACACTATATCCAAACTTTTCAAATCCTTTTACATACCTTCTTATTGAACTTGATATACTTCTACCTACTCTACAATTTTCATATCCTTGCCATAAATTCTCTTTTTCCTCTTGCTTTACCATTTGAGAAACTGCTTTTTGAAACTTATTCATTGCTATTCCCCCCATAGTGTTATTGTTTAAAATTAATTTTGCTGTTCTCTATTACTTCTATTAGCCTTTCTCTCACATCTTTTACAACAATAAATTTTTTTAGACTGTTTTGAGATGTAAAATAATTTACCACACCAATTGCAAATTATTCTTTTATTCATAAAACCACTTCTTTCTCATTTTTCAGGATATTTGTTATTACAATTTTCACACTCTTTTAGATTCAATCTATACTCATAAACTCTACCAGCTATAAAACTTCCTATTACTAATATTACACTAGCTAAGATATTCACTTTTAATCATCTCCTCATATTCTTCTCTAGCCTTATCTATAGCAATAAATATATCCTCTCCATTGTCATATAACTCTTTTGCCCTTTTAATTGTATATTCTGTCCTTGAAACTTCCATTATTCCTCCTTAATATATTCAACTTTCCAGCCACTTCTTGTTTTAGTTTTCTTTTTAATAGCTTGATAAACTGCTTGATATTTTAACCTTAAAAAACAGGCTGCACCATCTATAGACTCAAATTCTTTTACTTCCCCTGTATTAACATTTCTAATTCTTACTGGTAACTCTTTTTTTATTTTTCTGTCCTTCTTTACTCCAAACTCAGCTAACATTTTTTCTGGCTTAGGATATATCTTTTTTCCATTTTTTGTAATTCCCAACAAACAACAATATAATGCTAAGTAGTTTCTACATGTAAGGTCATCTTCAATAAGGTTGTCTACTACTGAGCCACTAAAATACCTTTCTACTTTAAACATTTATTTCACCTCATATTTAATTTTTCAGATTAAAATGGTAACTCATCATCATTTATAATTTCAAATCCTTGAGGGTCTAGTCCTATGGTTCCATCTTGTACACTCTCTTTATATGAATTACTCGATTTACTCTTGCTTTCTAATGATTGTACTGATTTTGTACTGACTTTCGTAAATGTTCTTTTTTCACCTGATTGAGTTTGATAATTGTCAACTCTTATATTCCCTTCTAATGCTACTAGCTTCCCTTTTGTTATGTAATTTGCACAGTATTCAGCTGATTTACCTATTACTTCTATTGGTATAAAATCAGTATCCCTTTTTCCTTCTTTATTTATATAATTTCTGTCTACAGCTATTGTAAATGATGCTACTGCTGTACCTGTTCCTGGTATGTATTTGAGTTCTGGGTCTCTAGTTAATCTTCCAACTAATACAACTTGATTCATTTTAATACCTCCATCAATATTATTTAAATTTAGCCTTTTGGCTTTTCTTTATAATTTCATCTAATTCTTTGTTACTGTATTGAGTAAATGTTTGTTCAAAATTAGCAAACTTATTTTTGCTTACTACACTATTGGTTTTTTTTGACTTTTTATTTTCATGTTGTAATTTATATGATTCTAACTGTTCATATGTAGTTATATTTGCATCCTTCCACTTTTTAATGATTCCTTTTAAGTATGATAAATTCATATTCATTCTTTCAGCACATATCTCTATAGCTCTTTTAAATACTCTTATATCTACTTCATTAGATACTTCTAATAACCATTCAGCTGTGACTGGATATACTACTCCTATATTTTCTTCATATAGCTTCTTAAATTCTTTTAAAGAGTTATCCACAGCTTGCTCTATATACATACTACTTTTAAAACTGTTATTTATAATACTGTTACTTATAGCGTCCGACTTTTCCATGTCCGGTTGAACCATGTCCGGTAAATTCGGACATGGTTCCATGTCTGCTTTTTTCGGACATGGTTTTTTTTTATTTTCTTTCTTACGTCTAATGGATATATGACTTTCTACATAGCTTCTATCAAATACTACCTCATATATATTATTTTGCATCCTTCCTTCCCTAGTTTTATTTTTATATACTTTTATATAACCACTCGTCTTTAGTTCATTTAGGTATTTACTAAAAGTATCTTTATTTATACCAAGTTCATGAGTCATAATATCCCTAGATGGATAACATGTCCCACTTGCTCCTGCAAAACTGGATAGATAGAAATATAAAGCTCTTGCTCCTGTTGTTAGCCATGAATCTCTAGCTACCAATTGTGGTGAAAGACCATACCCATCACTAAGTATATTTCCTTTCTCTATAGTTGCTTTGTCTCTGTCCTTCAAGAAATTCACCTACTTAATTATTCCTTTTTCCCTTTGTAATTTCTCATATCCAACACATATCTGGTCATATTCCTGTTTACTTAAATCTTTAACTTCTTTATTAAACTTATAATACACTTCACTTTTTACTCTATCTGAATCTTTGCCTATTGTATTTCCTATTGAAAACAGTCTTTTTATTTGATTTTGACTTATTTTTATTTGACCATTTTCACTTGCTTTAATAGAGGAGTTTGTTAAGTCATTTCTTTTATAATCTTCTTTTCCACTAGTAGCATCAAAAGTATCATTTTCTGTAATGTTTAATAACTGAATGTACAAATACCTTGTCTGATATGTTTCAATTCCTCCTAATGCTTGTAACTCATTAGAGCCTTTTAATTGTAATTCTCTCATTGGAGAAGTAAATATTATCTCTTCTGTTGGTTTCTCTCCATTAATCAATGTTAGAGTTGCATAATCATTTGTAAAGGTCACTATAGGGCATAATTTAGCTTCTTGTAACAGCTCTGTTGCTTGAGGTAAGAAGTCTGCTAACTCAAAATATTTAAAGTTAGCAAACTTGTTTTGACCACTCTTTTTTATATCTAATTTGTTAAACTTAATTCTTACATCCATCAATTTTATGTAAATATTATTCACTTCCATCAATTTCTCCCTCCATTTCTCTAATATTTCTTTCTAAAACTGACACAAAACCATCTATATAATCACCATAGTTCCCTTGTAATTTGTATTCGTCTAAATGTTCTTTGAATTGTTCCAAAGTACATCCTTTTCTATGTTTATCTATACAAAATTCTAATGCTGATATTTGTCCAAATTTTACATCCCAATCTACTTCATCTACTGTTGTAAATCTTAATAAAAATAATCTATCTTCTAAACCCTTAATTATTTCATTTTTTGTTTTCATTTATTCCCCCTTATGTTATAATATACCTATAATTTTTGTAACTTATTTTCACTTAGAGCCTGTGCGAAGGCTCTTTTTTTATATCTGGACATCTATTGGTCTATCTTTTTCAAGTTCTTCTTGATACATCATAGCTTCTCTAAACTCAATAGAAGCTTCTAACTCAATGTCATGTTCAAGACCCTCTAATATATTTTGACTAGCAAATTTTACGGCTTCCCACCACATTAAACTACTATTATTTTTTGTACCTTGTAATTTACATATTTCTTTTTCTGCTTGTTTAATTTGACCTATTGCTATTAGTCTAGCTGCTTCCATTTAAACCCCTCCCAATTTATTACTATCTATATAGACTACATTCTAAATTTCTATATTACATATTAAACCTTTTAGAATGTTATATTACCTATTCTAAATCCATTCTTTTTGTGCTATAATTTGTTTGTGTTATATTTTATTTTTTATTTTTTTGTGTGTTGGTTATTTGACCAGCACTTTTTTATTTAATACTCCAACCGATATTTTCTTACCAGTTTTAATATCTTTAAATACTATGTCTGCTATAGCTTTTCCATCTTTTTTAAGAGTTACTATATTATTCTTAGTATTAAGGCTTAACAATTTCATCCCCCCTCTCTGCTACTTTTAAAAGTTCATCCAAATTTTTACCTTGATTTCTTTCAATAAAATCATCAACTTCATATCTTGAAATTTTTCTACCATCACCTCTAGCCAGTGATTTTATCAAGCCTGTGCTCACTAACCTACGCATAAAAACTGTATCTAATTTTAAAATTCCTCTTGCTTCTTCTACTGTTATCAAGTAATTTGGATAACCTCTTTTTATTAAAACAACTATATCTTTAGGCTCCAGTACTTTTACCTTTTGTTCAACAGTTTGACTCTTAACTCTATCTGTTTCTTGTTTATTTATCTCTATTTCTATTAAACTTTTTAAACTATCACTAAATTGTTTTGCTATACTTTCAGAAATATCCATGTGAAAATTCTCTCCCCTCTTTTTAATTATTTATCTTCCAACTAATTCGTCTAATGTAATATCTAAATAATCAGCTAATTTTATTAGGGTATCTATAGTTGGATTAGAATTTTTATTCTTCAACAATTTATATAGACCACTTATATCTATATTCAATTCTTTTGCCAATTTATAAGGTTTTATATCTCTTTTTCTTAGGATTTGGCTTATATTGTCGCCTATCAACATTGGATTCACCTCAGTTCTACATGGTATAATATAAATATGGAATATATTCCAAATTTATATGAAAGTTGGTGATATTATGACTAAAATATATGCTTGTTTAGCTGGCAATTGGGTTAATCTATGTACCCAGAATGTAAAATGGGTAGTAACCATTCTTCACCTTACATATGGTGGGAAGAAGGTGCTAATGTATGGAGTCCTTCTAATAAAGAAGAAGAACATACTATGTATCAGCAAGATTATGTTCATATTTACTATAAGGGTGTTGACTATAGAATCCATCCAATCTTTATACAAATTGCTAGTAATTAAAATTTTCGTTTTATATACAAATCAAAATTATCTAGGTCGTCAATTTCAAGTTTGGCGGCTTTTTTACTAAAATACATGTCAATAAAAGATTTTACTAAAGACCACTCTATCTGATTCACCCCTATTAATGCATTTTTTATTTCTTCTATTTTCTTATTTTCCAATTTAATCACTCCTTTTTGAATATTCTGTGTTTTCCTAAATCACTAACCTAACATTGAAGTTTGATAACTATATTCTTTTTCTATATCTGGTAATATGTTATTTACTTTTAATAAGTCATATAAAAACAATCTTCCCTTTTGAGTCCACTTAGTTGTCATTTTTACATCAGTCATTCCATCACTTCTAGTTATATCTATTGTTTCTGAATGAGTGTATCCCTTGCCTTGATACTGTTTATATAAAAGCCATTGTCCACTTTGTTTATATTGAATCCCTCTTTCATGAAGTATTTTATTCATTTCTTTTCCACTCATTCCATAGTCTTTTGCTATTTGAGTTATAGTGACAAGACCTTTGTTTTTAAGTATCATATCTGTATAATCTGCCTTTGGTTTTAGTTCTTTTATTACTTGGTCTTTCATTTTTCCTTCTAGTTGTAATTTCTCATTTACTTCTACTTGCTCTATAAGATGTTGTAACGCTTCTTTATATGTAGTTGGTAATTTAGGTTGCAAATCTATCATATTATATGTCCCAGTACTACGTATACTTGGTAATATCTCATTAGTTACCCAACGTTTAAATAATTTTGCACTTGGCAACTTAGAACTTAATATTAAAGAATAAAGACCACTTTCATTAATTACTTTCATATTTTGATTACCACCAGGAGTCGGTATTTCACCTACTCCTTTATCTTCATCATCAACATGTCTTTTCAAAGCATCAGATGTATCTTTATATCCTAATTGTTCTGCAATATCTTTTCCAACAAACCAAAATTCTCCATTTAGTTCGATTACTCTTATTTCTCCAAAAGTCTTATTTTTGAATATTTGTAAATTATTCATAATTTCTTTCCTCCTTATGATTGTTTTTGTGAACAATAAATTTTAATTTATGTTAACCTTTTTTCTAAAAAAAGTTCATCCATTGTTTTATTTAAAATATAGCTAATCATTATCATTTCTTTTTCTGTAAAATTTCTTTTTCCATTTTCTTTTAGATTATATGTTGATTTTGCTATTCCTATCTTATATGCTAGTTCTTCTTGGGTATATCCTGCTTCTATTCGACCAGCTTTTAAACTTCTTTTCTTCATGTTCTTCACCTTCCAATGTTTTATTTTTGTGAACTTCATACTTTTATTATATTCACACAAACAAAACTTGTCAATACATAAGTTTATTTTTTTGTTAACTTTTTTATTTTTTTCTAAACATAAGTTTACGTTTCTGTAAACTTATAGTATCATTTAATTATTGGGAGGTGTTGTTTGTGGCAACTTTTGGAGAACGTTTCAAACAATTACGAGAAGAGAAAAAACTTACTCAAGATGAACTAGTTTCAAAATTCAATAAAGTTTACTTTACAAGTTTTAATAAATCAACAATATCGCAATATGAAAATAATAAAAGAAAACCAGAAATAAACATTCTAGAAAATTGGGCAGATTTTTTTGATGTATCAATTGATTATCTTTTGGGTAGAACTCTTGTTAGAAATCACATCGATACTGTAGCCGCACACAGAGTTAATCCTCACAAAGATTTACCAGAGGAAGCTCAAGAACAACTCAATGATTATATTGAATTTTTAATGAATAAATATAAGAAATAGGAGGAGCTATGTCAGAAGAACAATATTTAGAAAATAGAGTGAATAAACAAATAAATTGGTACAGCTCTAAAAGTAGTAATATTAAAAAAAAATTTTTTACTATTCAAGTTATAGAAATAATTATAGCTGGAATAATAACTGCTTTATCGAAATTTTCATTTGAAAATGAACATATAGCAGATATAATAACTATTTTAAGTATAGTAGTAATTATTTTTTCATCTTTAAGAAATTTATTTAAATGGCAAGACTTGTGGATTAAATATAGATATACTGCAGAATTATTAAAAAGAGAAAAGTTTTTATTTCTAACTAGGACTAATATTTACATAAATGAAAATGCCTTCAATTTATTTACAGAAAGAATTGAAGACATTCTAAATAGAGAAAATGAAAATTGGACAGAACTCAATTTGAACTCTTAATGATATAAAAAACTATACAATAAATGATGTTAAAGGAACTTCATCATCTACAGCTTCATATGTTTTTTCAAAAATATCTGGCTTACAAGGATATTGTTCTCCTCTTACACCAGTTATAATCCAGTCACCAATAGATGCTTTTAAAGGACCTTCTAATGTTTGTATAATAAATTCTATATCTGTCTGATAAGCTTCTATAACAACTGGCTTTTTTCTAAACTTTTTTACTTGCATAAAAGCACCTCCATAAATATTATTTTGTAAAATATTATATCACAAAAGAAAGGATAATATACTATGCCTAAATTATATGATTATAGAGTTTTCATAAGTCATGCTTGGAAATATGGTAATGACTATGATAGATTGATAAACTTACTAAATAATGCTAATAACTTTAGTTATTATAATTATTCTGCACCAAAAGAAAAACCTTTATTTCCAGATGGAACACCTTTTAGCAATTCAGATATAGCTAAAAAAATAACAGATAAAATATCTCCTTCACAAATAACAATTGTTATATCTGGAATGTATGTTCAATATAAAGATTGGATAAAATACGAAATTGATGAATCAATTAGAATTGGAAAGCCAATATTAGGAATAAGACCTTATGGAAATTCTAATATTCCTACTTATGTTTCTGATAATGCTAATAAAATTGTTAACTGGAATACAGATTCTATAGTATCTGCAATTAGAGAACTTGTAAAATAAATATTCTTATGGAGAGTGCATTTATTAAATTAACTAGTAACCCTTTACTGGGTTACTTTAAAGCTCTACATCAAACATACTTTCTTTTTTTAGGGGGATTTCAATGAACAAACTAGACGCACTTTTAGACTTAGCAAATAATGAAGAGATAGAAATTTACTACACTGACAAAATAGCAGATGACATAAAAGGATTGTATATAAACAGACAAGGACTAAAGATTATATCATTACTTAATTCATTAAAACAAAACAATGCTAAACTAATAGAAATCTTAGCAGAAGAATTAGGACATCATTTTACCAGTGTTGGAAACTATGTATCTTCAAAAAACAGTTACAAAAATAAAATCTTGATAGACAAAACTGAAAACAAAGCACTAAAATGGGCATGTGAATTTCTTATAACAGAAGAAGAAATAATACATGTTATTAATTCACACGCTACAAGTGTATACGAAATAGCTGAAGAATTACAAGTTAGCATCAACTTCTTACTAAAAAGATTAGAATTTCTATCAAAAAAGAAAAGCATGTTGGACTTAGGAAATAATAGATTTTTAGTATTAACTAATTTGCCAAATTTCTACATATATGAGGATATTTTTTAAACTCATTTATTCTACTTTTATAGATTTTTTACTTAATAAATATATATTTCAATATTATTATAATAAACTACACATAAAAGCTAAAAAATTGTAAGAATATTAAGAAAATGATTAAGTGAAAACCAGATAAACAAAATTAAGTTAATATTGTACATAACAAAAGTATATAAAGAGCAGTTAATCTGCTCTTTTATATAAACACCAAACAAACATACATTCTAAAAGGGAGGGATACTATTATGAAAGGTGGAGTAAGAAAAAGAAGTAACAAATGGTATTACTACTTTGACCTAGGCATAGTAGAAGGAAAAAGAAAAAAAGTAGAAAGAGTTGGAGGCAATACTAAAAAAGAAGCCGAAAAAGCCTTAAGAGAAGCACTAAATGAATATGAAAACTCTGGCATAGTATTTGAAGAAAGCAACATCAGTTTATCAGACTACTTAGATTTTTGGTACAAAGAATATGTCTTACTTAACTGTAAATACAACACTCAAGAAAGCTACCGAATAAACATAGAAAAACATATAAAGCCAAAACTAGGAGCTTACAAAGTAAAAGCTTTAACTCCTGCAATACTACAAAACTTCATAAATAAAAAGTACAAAGAGGATTACTCTCAAAATACATTACAAGTATTAAAAGCCATATTACATAGGTCATTAAAATCAGCAGTCCATCCTTACAAACACATACGAGAAAACCCTATGCAATATGTAAGCATACCAAAAACTAAATCTAAAACAGAAACTAATAAAGTTAAAACTATTACATTAGAAGAATTTAATCAAATACTAAATATATTTCCTCAAGATTCATTTCAACGTATAGTTTTACTAATTGGATTTCATACTGGTATGCGAAGAGGTGAAATTATTGCACTAAAATGGGATAATATAGACCTTGATAATAAAACTATCACAGTAAAGCATACTTTGATTAAAAAACCAAATGGAATGTTTGAATTAGGGCAACCAAAAACAGAAAGCTCTTGCAGAACTATATTTACAGGTGACACTTTAATAAAGGCATTAAAAGAACATAAATTATATCAAAAGAAAATGAAATTAAAATATGGAGAATTTTACTTTGATAGTGACTGGGTATGTACCAAAGAAAATGGTCAACAAGTGAATACTCACACTTTAGACACTATAGTAAGACAAATTCGAGTAGCTTTAAACAATGACTTCCATTTTCATTCTTTAAGACATGCACATGCTACCCTATTATTAGAAAATGGTGCTAACATTAAAGACATACAAAACCGTTTGGGTCATAGCCAATTATCAACTACAATGGATACCTATTCACATGTAACTAATAAAATGAAAAATGAAACTGTAGATATATTTGAAAAAATTACAAATTAGAGTTTGCCACCCAAAAATATAATACGGTGGCAAATGGGTGGCAAAATCTAATTTATCTATTTTAAAATCTAAAATTATCAAATTTATATAGTCAGCTATACGCATGTAATTTCAAGGCTTTAGAGTATATAACAACCATAACTAATATAAGGTATTAATAATAAATCTAATGAATAAAACTTAATATTTACTTAAGTTGTAATACTATTCTAAATTGTATAATTAAAATTTAATAAGTTCTTAATTATATAGTCATTGATTTATTTGCAAAAATAAAAAATGCCAATCTATCTCTAAACAACAAAAACTGAATACTAATAAAAATTTAATAAAAAATTTTATCAATATTCAGTATAAGTT